GCAAGCAAGACAAGCAAGCAATGCAGGTGGAATATCACCTGACTTTCAACCAAGTCCTTATCGCATGGGAAATACTTTAATCGCAAGAGTTCGTGGTTTGTTAGCAAATCACTTATCACCTAATGGCTTGGTTGGCTGATGACAGTTGCCGTTACAACTCTCAGATCAACCCTTGCGACTGCGTTAACTAACGCAGGGGTTTGGCAGGTGTTTTCGTACCCACCTGCCACTCCCATTGCTAATTCTGTAATTATTCAAGCGGATGACCCTTATATTGAGCCAAGTAATAATTCTTACGCCTCAATCGCACCTAAAGCAAATTTTCGTATTGTTATGATAGTTCCTATGTTTGATAACCAAGGAAATCTTAATGGTATCGAAGATATGGCAGTTGGTGTGTTTAATAAGTTAGCCGCATCAACAACACTTAAAGTAAATATTGGCAGTATATCCGCGCCTAGCGTTTTGTCATCTAGTGCCGGAGAAATGCTAAGTTCTGAACTATCCATTTCTATAATGACAAGTTGGAGTTAATAATGTCTGAAATTTATGATGTTCCTTCAGAGGACAAGGCTTGGCTTGAGAAAGTCGGGCAAATAGCACCAAAGCCAAAAACCGTATCAAAGAAAGATGAGGAATAACCAATGGCTGTATTTCTAAACAACAAGGTCGGTGTCAAGGTTAATTCTGTTGACCTTTCTGACCATGTAACTTCAGTAACACTAAATCGTTCATTCAACGAACTTCCTGTAACTGCAATGGGCGATTCCGGAGAAAAATTTGTTAAAGGGCTTGAGGCTTCAAGCGTTAACATTTCATTTCTAAATGACACCGCTTCAGCACAAGTTCTTGCAACACTTCAAGCAGCATGGGGTACTTCAGTAACAGTAATCCTTCTTCAAGAAAAAGGAACTGCTGTTTCAGCAACCAACCCTCTTTATACAATGACCTGTTTAGTCAACAACACTACCGATATTAACGGCGCAGTTGGCGATCTAAGCACACAAGATGTAACTTGGACTATTAATGGTACAGTTGTAGTAGCAACAACAGGTTCATTCTAAGGAGAACAAGTGATTAAACTCAAGATAACCAAGGCTTCAGGGGATGTATCAGAACATGATATAACTCCTGCTATCGAGTACGCATTTGAACAACACATGAAAGCCGGTTTTCACAAACGGTTTAGAGACGAAGAAAGACAAAGTGATGTCTATTGGCTTGCATGGGAAGCCGAAAGACGCGCTAATGTAACAGTTGCACCATTTGGGGAACAGTATTTGACAACTCTACGCGCAGTAGAGATTTTGGATGCCGACTCCCCAAATGGGTAATGCGGCATGACTTCACCTATTTAGTTGCACTTTTGGCTATAAGGACAGGCATACCGCACTCAGAATTTATTAACATGGACAGATCATTACTTTTAGCAACTCTAGCAGTTCTAAAAGATGACGCGAAAAGGACAGAAAATGCCAGTCGAGGTCGCAGGACTAGATGAGACTTTATTTAGTCTAAAGAATTTTGCGCCTGACCTTTACCGCGAAATGTTGGAAAAGATACAACCTGAAATGGCAAGAATATCTGATACTGCTAAAGGCATGGTCAGAGCAAGAGTTATTGGCTTAGATACTGGATGGTCAACTCAAGGTAAAGAAGCCAAATCAAGAACAGAACGCAAGCGCGGATTCCCAAAGTATGATGCTTTCAAAATCCGAAAAGGTCTTGGTTATAGTTTAGGTACAACTAAAAGAAATAAATCAGGATTTGTTCAAACATTTATACTTCAAAATCATAGCGCAGCAGGTGCAATATTTGAAACCGGTGGCAGAAAAAATCCTAATGGTCGTTCTGCCATGATGAGTTTAAGTGAAGGCAAGCAAGGAAAAGTGCAAGGTTACGAAGGCACTTACAAATCTAATCAGCAATTCTTAAAAAGAAAAACTGGTTCATACGGTAGCAACAACCCATTTGCAGGTTACCAATTTGTTCAAGCATTAAATAACCAACAGAAATTAGTCAGCATTGGTAAAGGTCGCAAGCGTCAAGGTCGCTTAATGTATAAGGCTTTTTATGATGATCAAGGTAAAGTGCAGGATGCGGTTATGAAAGCAATTGATGCTGCTAAATTAAAATGGACTAAAAGAGTTGCTGGTGCAAGTTACAAGGCGTTTGAGAAGGCGGCATAATGAACGGTTTTTCCCCAATAGATATTGCGATTACCTCAACCTACAAAGACAAAGGTGCAAGGCAAGCGCAGAACTCTTTAACTAAGTTAAGCAAGAGCGCGTCAACATTAGCAAGAAACTTTGGTGTTGCATTTTCTATTGCTCAATTAGTTCGCTTTGGTAAAGCCTCGGTTAGTGCGTATGCAGCCGAAGAAAAGTCAGCAAAATCATTAGCGTTAACATTAGGTAATCTAGGACAATCTTTTGCAGTAGTTGATACCGAAGCATTTATTGCCAAGATTCAAAAGACTCGTGGAATTCTTGATGACCAACTAAGACCGGCAATGGCAACCTTGGTATCTACGACATTAGATGCAAAGAAGTCTCAAGATATATTGATGACTGCTTTAGATTTATCAGCCGGCGCAGGTGTTGATTTAGAGACTGCGACTAATGCGTTAGCCAAATCCTATATGGGCAACAACACCGCATTGGGTAAATTAAATATTGGCTTAACTGCATCGCAAATTAAAACTGCTAATTTTACTGAAATACAAAAACAATTAAATACACAATTTGCAGGACAAGGCGAAGCGTCTGCTTCAAGTTTTGCTGGTCAAATGTCAATTGTTGCGGCTCAAGCAGATGTTGCTAAAGAGATTATTGGTAAAGGTCTTGTTGATGCAATGGGTGAACTTAACATTAACGCTGAAAATACTGGCGGTGCAATGGAGTTTCTTGCTAAACAAATTGCAAGCGTGACCCAAGGTGCTGCTAAATTTATTCGTGGAAACATTCAGTTATTAAACACGCCTATTTCTGAATTACTAAAAGATCAGTCAGGCAGCGTTTTTAATTACAAGATGAACATTAAAACCCCTTATGACCCTATGAGTGGTAATTTCAATTACGAGGCTATTGCTAGAAAAGAAAAACAATTACAAGCGGATGCTGCTAAGGCTGCCAAGGCTAGATTAGCCGCTATTGCCAAAGAGCGTCAATTGCTTATTGACCAAGGCAAAATTAAAAAGTCTCAAGGCATAATGGATGCAGAGCAAGCCAATATCCTTGCAGCATTACAAGGCAAGATTTCAGATAACGAACGCTTGAGACTTGAACTACAACTTGCTTTATTGACTGGCAATGCCAAAGAAGCAGATAGACTATCAAATGAATTATTAATTTCTCAAGCCAATTTAACAGGCTTGGCAACAATGATTGCTAAATTACCTAAAGCATTAAATCCTTTTGCAGATTATCCTTACTACATTCAACTGGCATTAGCAGAACTTGCTAAACTTGCTGAAGCGCAAAAGAACTTAACATTTTGGCAACAAGTTAGACAACAAAGCAATGCAATGAACGCATCAATGACCAACTTAACCCCTACAAATGCAGCACAAGTTTTGGCTAATTCTCCAATTGCGCTTAACGATTATCAATCTATTACTGGAGAAATGTCAGCCCTTGGTGTTAAGAATATGGGTCAGATTAACATTACAGTTAACAATGCAGGAAGCGTTGTATCAGACGCAGACCTTGCGGAACAAATTAGACAAAAACTATTGAATAGTAACTTGTCAGGTTCACCAAGTGCTATTGGAAGATTACTTGGTGCGTTTGCATAATGGCACTACCAGCAACCGTATATGTTAGTCTAAATTTTAGTTCCGGCGCGACATTCTCAAACCCATTTACAATTGGCGACCCTGTCAATGGTGTACTTGGTGTTGGTGTTTTATCGGATGCTACCGCACCTGCTTTAATTGTTGATTTAACTTCTCAAACAAGAAGAATAAGTATTAGGCGTGGAAGAAATATCTTACGCGATACTTATGAAGCAGGTACTTGTATTGTTAGAATTTATGACCCTAACGGAGACTTCAATCCTCAGTCGGTAACATCTCCTTATTATGGCAAATTAACACCATTAAGAAAATTAAGAATATCTGCTTCAGTTGGTGGTACATCTTATTATCTATTTAGTGGATACACAACAGATTATGCTTACTCTTACGATCAAGCAGAAAATATGGCTTATGTAGATATAAGTGCAAGCGATGCTTTCCGATTGTTCAACTTGGCTTCAGTTGTATCCGTTACTGGGGCGAGTGCCGGTCAAGATACTGGTACTAGAATTAATAAGATATTAGATACAGTAACTTTTCCAAATGGTATGCGTACAATTGATACTGGAAACAGTTTGACGGTTAATGACCCTGCAACACTTCGCACTTCTTTGTCAGCAATTAAAAACGCAGAATTCTCAGAACAGGGTGCATTTTATATTACAACCGAGGGTAACGCTATATTTAAGAACCGAAGTAGCGTAATTGCTTCAGCAGGTAACACTCCAATTGCTTTTAACCAAACATCGGGTATCCCATATAAAAATCTTAAATTTGCTTTTGATGATAAATTAATTATTAATAGTGCGACAATAACTAAAATTGGCGGCACTTCTCAGACTTCTTTTGATTTAGACAGCATTGCAACCTATTTCCCTCACTCAATTAGCGTAAGCGATCTAGTAGTTGATACTGATACAAATGCCATGAACATTGCTAAAATTTATGTGGCAACGAGATCAACTACAACAATTCGTATTGACGAAATGACCTTGGATTTGTTAGACCCATCCGTGCCTACCGCAACAGCCTTGGGATTGGATTACTTTGATAATGTGATTATTACAAACATTCAGCCGGATGGTTCAACCATAGTTAAAAACCTGCAAATTCAAGGGGTTAGTCACGATATAACACCTTTTACATGGATTTCAAACTACACAACCATTGAACCTTTGGTTGATGGATTTATTATTGGGAACTCCACCTATGGGGTTCTCGGCGATGATATACTTAGTTACTAACAAGGAGATAATATAATGGCAACAGGCTTTCCAGCAGCAACAGGCGATGTTCTTTCGGCGGCAATGTTCAACGGACTGACCGCTTTTACAGTAGGTTCAGATCAAACAGCAGATTACACCGCAGTTTTAACTGACCAATATCAAACTTTAGTACCAATGAACAAGGCAACAGCCGTTGCTTTCAAGATACCAACAGACGCTTCAGTTGCCTTTCCAGTAGGAACAGCAATTACAATACTTAACAAAGGCGCAGGCGCAGTAACTATTTCTGCAGTTACTTCAGGAACTACAACAATTAACTCAGGTGGCGCAACTCCAGCCGCGCCAACTCTTGCTCAATTCAAATCAGCCGTTTGCGTTAAAACTGCTGCAAATATTTGGTATGTTGTTGGGGCTATTGCATAATGATTGGAAACATTGTTGCAGCATTTCAAAGTTTTGCAGCGCCAGTACCAAATGCACCAACTATTGGTACTGCAACTACAACTGGTTCAACGACTGCAACAGTTACTTTTACACCAGCAGGTAGTGGTCCGGCTGCAACTAACTTTTTTATTACCTCAACTCCTTCAGGTGGTAGTGGATCAAGTGCTACATCTCCAATATCTGTTATAGGTTTAACTGCTTCTACTTCATATACTTTTACTGTTACGGCTAGTAATGCTGCTGGTAATTCAAGCCCTTCTGCTTCTAGTAATTCAATTACGACACAATCAGCAACCCCATTAGTAGTTGATTATTTAGTCGTTGCTGGCGGCGGTGGAGGTGGTTGGCAATACGGTGGCGCAGGCGGCGCAGGTGGTTTGCGTTGTACAGTTGGCGCAACTGGCGGCGGTGGAACTTTAGAAACTGCTTTAACTCTTTCTGCTTCTACTAATTATTCATTAATAATTGGTGGCGGCGGCGCAGGCGGAACAAGTGGTAATGGTACAAACGGAGTTGATTCAACTTTTGCCACAATTACAAGTACTGGCGGCGGCTATGGTGGTACTGATAACACCGCAGGAAACGGCGGCGGTTCAGGTGGTTCGGCAGGATTACCTGTAAGTAATGGAACAACTTATTCAGGTGCAGGTGGAACTGCTAATCAAGGTTATGCAGGTGGTTCATCTTTTAGAGATACAACTCACTTTACAACAGGCGGCGGTGGCGGTTCAGGTAGCGTTGGGCAAAATAGCGCAAGTGCTACTCTTAATGATGGCGGCGCTGGTGGAAGTGGTGTAGCAACAACAATCTCAGGTTCAAACCTTGCTTACGCTGGCGGTGGCGGTGGTCATGCTTGGATTACTGGAACTGGCGGTGCAGGTCAAGCAGGTGGTGGTAATGGCGGTGCAACTAATAACTATGCCGCAACCAACGCAACTGCAAATTCAGGTTCAGGTGGTGGTGCTGGTACTGCTGGTACTCCATCTAACAATGGTGGTAATGGAGGTTCAGGAACAATTATTCTCAAATACCCAAACAGTTATTCTGCAACTTTTAGCGGTGGAGTAACACAAAGCACTTCTACAAGCGGTTCATATAAAATATCTATTGTTACAGCAGCAGGTTCTTCAGACACAGTTAGTTGGGCATAATGGCACATTACGCATATTTAGATAATGACAATAAAGTGGTAGCAGTTATAGTTGGCAAAGATGAGTCTGAGTTAATTAATGGTTTAGATACTGAAACTTATTACGCACAAGGTACACCTTATGTTGTTAAGCGCACTAGTTACAATTCAAAAATTCGTGGCAATTATGCTGGAGTAGGTATGACCTATTTACCATTGGAAGATATTTTTATGCCAACTAAATGCCATGATGAGGCAATATTAAATGTAAAATCTGCTAAATGGGATTGTGAGAACTCAGTTCATGACTTCAACCCCTTGGCTTAGTAAAGCGGCGGTTCAATTACGCGAACAAATAGATGATTCATACCCAGCGCGTTCTCGTAAATCAGACGGGTGGATTGCTGATCTGCGTCATCAACAGGCAGGTAAGTCCGATCATATCGCCGACCCACAATCAGGATATGTGGTCAGAGCAATTGATGTTGACGCTAGCCTTTCTGACAACAAAGGGGATTCAGCATATTTGGCAGATCAACTTAGACTATACGCCAAAAATCACAAGCGTATATCTTATGTAATCCATTTGGGGATGATTGCCTCTCCAATACTTAATTACAAGTGGAGAAGGTATAAGGGGTTTTCCCCTCACAATCATCACATTCATATTAGTTTCAGAACAGATCAAGATAATAATTCAGATTTCTTCAACATACCACTACTAGGGGGTAGCAATGAATAAGAAAACACTAGCGATTATTAACTCATACGCAAGAAGCGCGTTTGTTTGTCTTGCAACAGTTTATACAGTTAATCCTGAAGGTTCATTTAATGATATTTGGAAAGCATTTTTAATTGCATGGGCAGCACCAATTTTGCGTGCAATTAACCCCGACGAAACTGCATTTGGTATAGGTAGCAAAGAGTAATGACAGCCCTTGAGTGGGCTGGCTTTGCTGCTGGAATTACCACAACATTAATTGGAGTGCTGGCTGGTTTACGCTGGTTAGTAAAAGGTTGGCTAAATGAACTTAGACCAAATGGCGGAGAAAGTCTAAAAGATCAAGTGACACGCCTTGA